CTTCGCGTGACCTTCCACCATCTCACCGACGACGCCGACTTCCGCATCAGCGAGTCGGCAGCCGTCATCGGATGGGGAGCGAAGAACTGCTCGCCGTCCGAGATCATGCACGGCGTCCTATACGTCTCGGCCCCGGCCGTCACCCGCTGGACGAAAGTGAGCTGGTGCTCACGCCGCAGCCATGTCGCCGTCATCGAGATCGACGCCGCCGCCGTCGAGGGGATCGACTTCATCACCCTGTCCGACACGGAGACGCTCATCGTCAACCTCGCCGTCGCAACTGTCGCGTCGGTCACCGAAAGGATCAAGCCATGATGTACGTGCAGTCCAACATCTACGATTCGCTCGCAGACCGTCACGGCTCGAAGTGGAAGCTCATCGCGAGCAACGGCTCGGCGCACGGCTCGATCGTCAAGCTGCCCGGAACGGTGTATCGCTGGTACGGCCCGGTCGGTCAGCAGGGCGACTGCTCGACGCTTCGCGAGGCGATGAAGCAGTTGCAGCTCGTCGTCCGCGTCTACATCGCAACGTCCCGTTCCCGCAGAACCCGCGTCGAGGCTGCCGCGTGACAGAGTAGACTCCCGAACATAAGGCACGTTGACCCTCGGAGGCGCTAGGCGCCTCCGTCGGCGTTCACTGTCCTAACAGGAGGTCTAGCCCGTGAAGGTGAAGACGTCACTCGCGCTCATCACGATCGCAGCATCCGTCGCCGCTTCGACTTCGACGGCATCGAACACCCCGAAGCTCGGCCCGAGCCTCCCGACGCTCATCGCCGAAACGGAGGTTGCCCTATGGCGCTGCCAAGACCAGCGGCAGATCCCGAGAACGCAATACTCGAAGTCGCCGTGGTCGCTGCCTCGGTCGCACGCCTACCGCAAGTGGACTCTCGCCCTCTGGACGCAACGCCGGAAGGTCTGCATCATCGAGCTTCACTCCCACGACGCCGAGCTGCGTCGCCTCCGCATCGGCCTGACGTCAACGCCGATGGCCGGAAGCGAACGCGAGCTACTCAGGGCCGGACTCCACTGGCATATCGCCCCTGAGTTCATCGCAGCCATCGCGGGAACCGAATCGTCGTTCGGAGCCGCCGCCTGCTCGAACAACAGATACAACGCGTTCGGACTCAGCTCGTGCGGAGCAGGCTGGCACGTACCTCCATTCCAATCATGGAAAGAAGCCTACGAGTTCATGGGCAGATTCCTAACGAGCCGCTGGCCGAACGCACGGACAACTTACGACTACCACGGATACGCCGCCTGCAGCTCATGCTGGGGAGCCAAGACCGAAAGCCAGATGCGACGGTTCGGAGTAAACAACAGCGTCCGATTCTGATGGCCGACCCCTCACGCCCGCCCACCTTCAAGCAATACAACGTCAAACCCTACTGCCACGGCTGCGGCAGAAAGCTCATCGTGAAACACGAACGCTCCCTATGGTTCACAAGCATCCCCCGCCACGCCGTCTACGGACAATGCTGCTACCGAACCGCCGCACAAACCACCGCACCCTAACCAGCGCACCCGCCAATCCCTACACTTGCGGCGATGTCGCCATCCGACAGTCCACGCGCGCGGAAGCCTGTGACGCTCGGGCAGGCTTCTGATGATCGTCGTCGCGTGCGCTCGGACATGACGGGTCGCTACCTGTCGAAGCTGACGGACGACACGACCGACAAAGTCGTTTCGGCGCTTCGGAGTGGCTCGTCGTTCGGTGACGCTGCCGCCTACGCTGGCATCTCGAGGGACACGCTTCACGAGTGGATGAAGGCTGCTCGGGCCACGGACGCACCGGGGAATCTGCTTGCGTTCATGGCTCAGTGCGACGAGGCGATGGCGACGTGGAAGGTCGCTGCTGTCGGCAAGCTGACGGAGCTGGGGAACCAGGGGAGCAGCAGGTCGCTCGAGTTCCTGCTCGAACGCCGCTTCCCGTCAGAGTTCGGGCGGCGCTCCACCGTCGAGCATGGGAACGCGAACGGTGAACCGTTCCGGGTGCAGGCGACGCCTCTGTTCGATCCCGAAATGCTTTCCGACGAGGAGCTTGAGTCGGTCGTCGCGCTGCTCGCGAAAGCACGTCCGCCGCATCTGCCAATAATTGACGCGGTATGACGGCGGTCGAGTTCGTCTACGAGGAGGCCGAGGCTGCCCTGCGGCGTCGGCGCGAAGGGCGGCACCTAGGCCACGAGGCCGAGAACCTATCCGCAAGCCTCCGCGAGTTCGTGTCAGCCTCATGGCACGTCATCGAGCGTGACACGCCGTTCGTTCCCGGCTGGCATATCGACGCGATCTGCGAGCATCTCGAGGCCGTCAGCGCCGGAGACATTCGGCGGCTGATCGTCATGGTGCCGCCAGGAACGATGAAGTCGCGAACCGTAAGCGTCATGTGGCCCGTGTGGGAGTGGACGCACTCTCCCCGCATCCGCTATCTGACGGCGTCGTACGCTCAGCCGCTCTCGACATACCTTGCCGTCCTGTCCCGCGACCTCATTCGGTCAGCGTGGTATCAGGCACGGTGGGGAGACGTCTTCCAGTTGAAGTCGGATCAGAACCTCAAGATGTCGTACGCGAACGACAAAGGCGGCGCTCGTCTCGCGACGTCCGTCGGCGGCGAGGGCACCGGGCGGCACGCGAACCGCATCATCATCGACGACCCGCTGAACGCTCAGGAGGCCGTGAGTGCCGCCCAGCTCGGAGCCGTCATCAACTGGCACGACGGCACCATCTCGACGCGCTTCGCTGACCCGGCCACCGGAAGCGAGGTCATCATCATGCAGCGCCTACATGAACGCGACCTCGTCGGCCATGTCCTCGAGCGCGACACCGCCGACCAGTGGACGGTGCTGTGTTTGCCGGAGGAGTACGAGCCTTCGCATCCGTTCGCGTGGCCTGACGACCCCCGCAAAGAGGAGGGTGACCTGCTGTGGCCGGAACGGATGAACGCCGAGGTGCATGAGGAGCGGAAGCGTTCCCTCGGATCGTTCCGTGCTGCAGGCCAGCTACAGCAGCGTCCCTCATCCCCGCAGGGAGAGATTCTGCGCCGACGCCTGTGGCGCTACTACGACCCCGCTCTGCTCTCCGACGTGTCGCTGCTGCCGCACTTCACTCGGCTCGTCGATTCGTGGGACACGTCGTTCAAGGACAAGACGACGTCCGACTACGTGTGCGGAACCCTGTGGGGCGTCCACCGGGCCGACCGCTATCTGCTTCGCATAACCTGGGAGCGCCTGAGCCTGACGGCTACCTGCACGGCGCTCGGTGACCACCACCGATACGCCGTCGATAACTGGCCGAACGCTGCCCTCACGCATCTCGTCGAGAACACCGCGAACGGCCCTGACGTCATCGCGACGATGAAACGGCAGGTAGGCGGCGTCACCGCTGTGCCAGCGAAAGGCGACAAAGTGCAACGCGCGATCGCAGCGTCACCCGAGCTTGAATCAGGCAACGTGTTCCTACCCGGCTACTACGACCCCGAGCTTGAAGGGTGCGACACCCGGACGCCAGCTCAGATGCAGGCGTTCATCGAGACGTGCGCGAAGTTTCCGTTTGACCATCACGACGACGCTGTTGACTCATACTCCCAGGCGATCAACTGGCTCCGCACGCGAGGCACCGGAGCCGCCTCCATCTCGTCGCCAGCAGGACGCATGATCGGTTCGCCGTCGTCGATCCCGACGGGACGGTGACATCGTGGGCCTCGAACTGGGCCGCGTTGACCTGTCAACAGGCGTGCGCGTTCTCGTTGCCTGCCAGATATGCGGCACTCCGTACGGCATCAGCCCTCGGACTCTCCGAGGGATGGCTCAGGCGAAGCGGCTGCCGATCTGCCGCACTTGCCGCAGGCCGCGTCTAGTCTCCCCGAAAGCCACGATGGATCATCGGAAGTTCTGGCTCGATAACTACACGATCAGGGAGATCGTCGACATGGCAGAGGAGATGTGGGGGCCGCGCGACAACTGGAAACCCGGCGAGGTCGCCGCCGTCCACGACCCCGACAGTCTGCTGCCCGTCGCATGATCCATCCGGTCGCCGTCATCATCCCGGTACTCGGGCGTCCCGAACGCGTCGAACCGCTCCTGTCGTCCCTGTACGGCTCCGAGAGAGACGTCGAACTGCGTCCCCTGTTCGTCGTATCACCGGGCGACGAGGCCGAGGAGAGCGCCGTACGCGAGTCGGGAGCCGACTGGATGCTCATGCCGAAGACCCGCGAGCCGGGTGACTACGCCCGCAAGATCAATCGTGCGTTCGTGTCGGCCTGGGAGAACGGAGTCGAATGGGTGTTCATGGGAGCCGACGACCTCTGCTTCTGCGAAGGATGGGCTGACGTCGCCCTCGAGGTCGCTGCTGCTACGCCGACGGCAACCGTCATCGGAACGAACGACCTCGGGAACCCTGCCGTCACGACAGGCCAGCACGCGACGCACTCGCTCGTGCGCGGCAGCTACCTCGAGGCAGGCACCATCGACGAAACGGGAAAGCTGCTGCACGAGGGCTACCGTCACAACTGGGTAGACAACGAGTTCGTCGCGACCGCCCGCCACCGAGGAGTCTTCGTCTTCGCCGCAGGATCTTACGTCGAGCACCTTCACCCCGCCTGGGGAAAGGCGGAGGACGACGCCATCTATCAGCTCGGCCTCGCTGACTTCAACGACGACAGACTCCTGTTCCGCAATCGCGAAAGCCTGTGGGCGTGAACGTCTCCGTCATCATCGGCTGCCACGGCGCAACCGACTGGGCTGACCTCGCGTGGTCGCGTGCCTACCCGTCAGCCATCGGCCAGGGAGCGAACGAGGTGCTCGTGTCGTTCGAGAAGAACGGGACGATCGCTTCCGCCCGCAACGCCGGAGCCGCAGAGTCGAAGGGCGAGTGGCTCATATTCCTCGACGCCGACGACGAGCTGGCACCCGGATACATCGCCGCCATGTTCTCAGCGTCGCTGCGTGAAGGGAACGAGGCGCTGCTTGCCCCGGCCGTGTCGTACTGCGTACTCGGCTACCCGCCGCAAGAACCGAAGTTCTGGCGGAACGGAGATGCCGACCGCCTCATCTCTGGAAACTGGTTGCTGATCGGCACGGCAGTTCACCGTTCGATATTCGAGGCGGCAGGAGGTTTCCACGAATGGCCGATCTACGAGGACTGGGATCTGTGGCTGCGCTGCCTCGCCGCAGGAGCGAACCCCGTGAAAGTTCCCGAGGCCGTCTACCTCGCGCACGTCAACAGCGACTCCCGCAACAAGCGGCTGCGTCACGACGAGCGCGTCAAGATCCACCACGAGATCCTCCGGGCCAATCATCCCGAGCTGTACTGACATGCACCTTCTCACCGTCGTCGTCTCCCGCGACCGCTTGCCGTTCCTGAAAGAGACGATCGCCACGTTTCAGGAAACCTGCACGATGCCGTATGACCTCGTCATCGTCGATAACGCCTCCGAGCCTGAGACTCGCGAGTGGATCGTCCGGTCGGGAATCACGGCGATCCTGCTGCCTCGAAACCTCTACCCCGGTGCGGCCTGCAACCTCGGGTTCGGACTCAGGTCGCCGAAGACGACGCACCTTCACCGTTCCGACAACGACATGCGTTTCCTTCCCGGCTGGGCCGACCGGGTGCTAACCGTGTTCGAGCAGAACAAGAACGTCGTGCAGGTCAGCCTACGGACGAACGAGCAGGAGCCTGCAACCGACGCGGTCGGAGGAAACATGGTCGTGAGCCGATCGGTGTTCGACGACGGCATCCGATACACCGACGAACCCTGGGACTCGGTGCCGTGGGAGGACGGGCTGCTCACTCAACATATCGTCGAGAGCGGAGGACTGTGGGCACGCGTCGGAGCCGTCTCAACAATCCATCTCGGAGATCCGCCCGACTTCTCAGATACGTACTATCGTGAGACGTACACGATCAGGGGATTGGAAGTTCCTGCCGATGAGCGTTGAAGTCTCAATCGTCATACCGACCGTCGATGGCCGGGAACGATGGCTCGAGCTGTGCGTGCAATCGTACGAGCGCACTCTCGCCGACGTCCCTCATAACATCACGATCATCCGTAACCGCAAGACCTGCGGCGAAGCATGGAACGAGGGCGTCGCCGACATGATGGGAGCCAAGTTCGTCCATCTGACGGCCGACGACATCGTGGCGCACGACGGCTGGTGGGAGGCAGGGCTGGCACGAATATGGAACGGCGGCATCCCTGCTGCCCGCATCCTTCACGGCGACGGCACTCTGCAGTCGTGCGGCGACGCCGAGGACAGACCGGAAGGCTGGGCGTCGAAAGACGGGTACGGCGACGGACGCTTCCCGTCACGCATACCGCTCCTTCCCGCCGCGCTCGCAGAACGCATCTTCCCGATACCGCCGATCCACTACTACACCGACAACATCGTCTCCGACCGCGCGAGGACGCTCGGCTGGGATTCGATCGTCACTCGCGACTACCTGTTCACCCACTACCTCGCAGGCGAAGGACGCATCGACTGCCTCGCCGAAGACGGCCTCGTGTACGTCGCGCATGGCGGCTGGCATCCGTGACGACGTGGTCGCTCTCGACGTTCAACAATGAGCTAGACATTCTCGAGATACGGCTCGCGGAGCTGGACGACGTCGTAGACATATTCGTGATCGGCGAGTCGCGTCTCACGCAGACCGGGCAGACGAAGCCGCTCGTGTTCCTCGAGAACGTCGAACGGTTCGAGAGGTGGATGCCGAAGATCCGCTATCTCGACATCGACCTCGACGCCTGCCACGGAGACTGGGCACGCGAGTACATGCAACGCGACATGCTCGGCCGAGGACTCGACGGCCTCGAGGACGACGACCTCATCCTTCTATCCGACGTCGATGAAATACCTCGGGCGTCGCTCGTGGCTGACATCCTGAACGGACGGCATCCGCTCCCGATGTCGGTGCACTTCCCGATACACGTCTACCGTCTCGACTGGCGGTGGCCCGAAGCCGAGACGGGATTCTGCCGCTGCCGCTTCTTTCACGGCTACGAGCTTACGTGGGACGCCCACCGAGGCATTTGGTCTGGATGCGGAGTCATCACCGACAGCGAGGCGGCGTGGGCGAGGCCGTCGCTCATCAACAACATCGTGGGTGAGTACGGGTGGCACTTCTCATACCAGGGTGACGCGCGGCAGATCCAGACGAAGATCGGAAACATGGCCGACAACTGGGTACGCTCGAATCCCGGCTGGGCTGACCTCGACTGGATCAACGAGAGCATCGACACGGGACGCGACGTGTTCGACCGGGACTTCCGTCAAGCCGAACCCGTCCCTCTCGAATGGCTGCCCGAGTACGTGCAGCAGAACGCTGACAGGTTCTCCCATCTCATGCGCCCTGTAGGATCGCGGTCGTGAGAATACTCGTCACCGGGGATCAGGGATTCATCGGAACGTGGCTGTCGCGCGAGCTTCGGCAGCGAGGCCATGTCGTTGACGGCATCGACCATCATGCCGACGGCTGCATCGGAGGCCCGAACGACCTCCGTGTTCCCGGCGTCGCGCACAATGTCATCCGAGACAGGAACCCCGACGTCGTCGTTCATCTCGCCGCGAAAGTCGGGCGTCTGTTCGGCGAGGAGAACCCTGCCGACACGATCGACGACAACGCGGGAATGACGGCGCTCGTCGCTCAGGCCTGCGGCACGTTCGGCGCTCGCCTCATCTACGCGTCCACGTCCGAGGTGTACGGAGACAACGGAGCCGAAGTGTGCGACGAGGTATACGGCCCGTTCGTCCTCCCGCACAACATCTACGGCCTGTCGAAACGATGGGGGGAGGAGGTCGCTGAGCTGTACGCGCCGGACGAGCTGACGATACTCCGGTTCTCGATGCCCTACGGCCCAGGACTCCCCGCAGGCCGAGGACGTGCCGCCATCATCAACATGCTCTGGCAGGCCCGCACGCATCAGACGATCACCGTCCATCGAGGGTCGGAACGGTCGTGGTGTTGGATCGGCGACACCGTCCGGGCAGCTCGCATCGCGATCGAGGAAACCGACGGCGGTGCCTTCAACATCGGCCGCGACGACAATCCTGTGCCGATGACGATGGTCGCGCATATGGCTTGCGTCATCGCGAACACCGACGGGCAAGACCTCATCGAGCATGTCGATGCGCCAGAAGCTCAGACCGTCGTGAAGCGCCTATCGACCGACGCGATCCGCAAGCTCGGCTGGGAGCCGCTCGTCGATCTCGAGGACGGGATGGAACGCACCATGTACGAATGGGTCGAGCTGCTCAACGAAGACGGCTCTGCATCCGCGAGAGCGCTCGCGACACTTCGATGACGACGCCGACACCGTTCGTGTTCCTGCTGATCTGTCTCGCGGCGTTCCGCACTACCCGCATCGTCGGATGGGACACCGTGACCGACGTGTGGCGGCGCAGGCTCACGGGACTCGGAGACTGGGGCGGCGGCGAGCTGCCTCCCGACTACAGGCGAGGCCTCGACTCTTTCCTCCACTGTCCGTACTGCCTCGGGTTCTGGATCTCGCTCGTGTGGTTCGCGTTCTACGAGATCGACCCGACTTCCGCCACGATCGTCGCTTGGCCGCTCGCCGTCTCCGCAGCAATCGGCATCATCGCCAAGCAATTCGACCCGTAGATTGCCTGTTGACGCCGCTCAGAATCACCCTGATACTTAGGCAGTCAGCCAATCACAAGACTCCCAGGAGGAGACGAAATGACAGTCATCACCCGCACCGACATTCACCGCCCGTCAGAGATGAACCCTGCCGAGTACACCGAGCTTGGTGTGTTCTACCAGGGGCCGAACGAGTACATCGGAGCTGCCTACGGCTCCCTGCACTCCGAGCTTTCCAGGGCCGAGCAGCCCTACACCCGCTGGACTGCTGGCAACTTCTCACGCAACAGCACGTGCGACCACTGCGGAGCTGCCTTCCACTACGGCGTCGTCTTCGCCCACACCCCGACGAACGAGACGGTGTCCGTCGGCTGGCAGTGCGCTCAGAACAGCCTCGGCGTTTCGTCCCGGTCGCAGCAGGCTCGCGACAGGGCCGTTCGCATCGCCGCCCGTCAGCGCGAGATCGACGAGGCAGTCGCCGAGTGTCCCGAGGACGTTCGGATGGCGCTGCAGGCGAATCGGGATTCGGCAACGCCTAACAGTTTCCTGAGTGACCTCTACTCGAAGCTGTACGTCAAGGGCTACAAGCTCTCCGACCGTCAGTGCGAGGCCGTCCTCCGCAGCATCACCCGCGACGCGGAATGGGCAGCTCGCAAGGCAGCCGAGGCGCTCGCCCTCGTCGATGCCCCTCCGCTCGTCGCTGGTCGTCAGGTCATCGAGGGTGTCATCACTTCGGCGAAGGTCAAGTTCTCCCAGTACGGCGAGAGCCTCAAGATGGTCGTCCAGCTCGACTCAGGCAACAAGGTGTGGGGCACGGTACCCGATTCGATTCAGGCGCACTTCGGCTACGGCACGGACGGCATGATCGGCTCGCGCGTCTCGATCGTCGCCGAGGTCACCGTCAGCGACAACGACCTGCACTTCGGGTTCTACAAGAGGCCGAAGAACGGAGTGGTAATCGCCTCCGCATAAGTGTCCGTCCCGGTGAGGGATGGCTGACCGACACGGGCGCCCGATGGGCGCCCGTTGTCGTTCTGCGCCGATGCCGCCCTGCCGTCTATCCTAGAAACGGCAAGACCCCCGAGCGAGAGGAACCGATGGGCTGCGGCTGTGGAGGATCGAACGTGGTGGCGCAACCCGTACCGGGAGCGCCCATGCCAGTCCGTCTGCCGGGAGAGATCCTTCCCGGCTCGACCTGGAATGGCCCGCAGCCGAAGAAGCCAAGCTAACCAGTGGGCGTCATCTCATGGATGAACGGCTCCGGGTGGACGCAGAAGCCGTCCGGTAGCGTCCATTCGCCAGTCGGCCGCTCGATCACCGCCGCTGGCGTGAAGATCGAAACGAAGAACGCAGCGTCGATGCGTCGGCTCATCCAGCCGTGGCAGGACAGGGCGCTCAGCTACTACGACCTCGTGGGAGAGTGCTGGTTTGCCTCCCAGTTCTACGGTCGGTCGCTCGCTCAGATCCGGCTGTTCGTCGGAACGATGGACGAAGAAGGACAGGTCGAGGAGGTCGAGGGGCCGAACGACGCGACGGCGCTGCTTGACCGTATCCGCGATCCCGGAGGAACCGGGCGCACGCATCTGCAGGCGTCGTACGGACGGCTCATGTTCATCACCGGGGAGGGCTACCTGACCGTCACTCAGCCCGAGGGCGAGGAGGAACGCTGGGAGTTCCTGTCGTCGGACGAGCTGCGTGTCTCATCGAACAACGCGTACGTTCGGTACATCGCGCCGTCGCTCGCGGCCGTCGAGCTGCAGGGCGTCCCTGACGATCAGTACGTGCCTCTCGACGGGGATCAGGCTGCCGTCTACCGCCTGTGGCGCAAGCATCCTCGCTACTCGTCGCTCGCCGACGCTCCGATGCGGGCCGTCCTCGATCTGTTCGAGGAGCTGCTGCTGCTGCAGCTCGCAGTCCTGTCTCGCGTCAAGTCGCGGCTGTCTGCCGCAGGCCTGCTGATCATTCCCGAGGAGATCACGCTCGTCTCCCAGGACTCACAGACCGCTGACGAGGACATGACGGAAGACCCGCTGCTCAATCAGCTCATCGGTGCGGCGCAGGCCGCGATACAGGAGCCAGGGACAGCCGCCGCCGTCATTCCCGTCATCCTGCGGGCGCAAGGCGAATGGATCGAGAAGGTCAGGCATCTGCAGTTCTTTGATCCGGGTCAGGCCTACCCTGAAACGGGACTACGCATGGAGGTCATCAAGCGGATCGCTATGGGCCTCGATCTTCCGCCCGAGATCCTGCTCGGCATGAGCGACGCGAACCACTGGACGTCATGGCAGATCGACGAGCAGACCGCGAAAGCCCATATCTTCCCGATCTGCCAGCAGTTCGTGGACGACCTCACTTCCGCCTACCTGCGGCCCGCTGCTCGCGACGAGGGGATCGACGGATGGGAGAACCTTGTTGTCGGCTACGACCCGGCTGCTCTGCTCGTCGCTCCCGACCGGGCGAAAGACGCGGCGACGATGTTCTCCCTCGGAGAGCTGTCGGGCGAATCGTTGCGCGAGGCAGGAGGGTTCTCGTCCGACGAAGACGAGCCGACCGAGGAGGAGCGGTGGAGGTACCTCGGCGCGAAGATCGGCGACGCGTCGCTCGCCATGTATGGCATCCCGCGCCTCAACAGCCAGTCAGAGCTTGAAACCGCTCCCGGCGTGATCGACGCCGGAACAGAATCACCGGATAGCGGCACCCCCCCGTCCGCTCCGGTGAAGGGGCCTCCCCCGGCCATGCCAGAGGCGTCGCCAGTAGTGGCCGCGTCAGGGCCGCGCGATGACCTACTCGCGCGGGTACTGGGAGCCGCCGAGTTTGCCGTCATACGCAGTCGTTCGCTGGCCGGGGCGAGGCTCCGTACTTCCGCGAAGAAGATCCCCGAGTTCACGGCCATGATCGAGAAGCTGCCGAACGGCTCGGTCGCTGCTGCCCTCAACATTCAGAACGTACATGCCCTCGGACACTCCGAAGCGGGACTCGTGAAGGGAGCGTCGGCCGAGCTTGCCGACGTCCTGACCATCATGGGGATAGACCCCGCGCTTGCCGACGCCATCGGCACTCAGGTCGAGCGTCACGCAGCGCAGACGCTCTACCTCGAGGTCGCACCGCCTTTGCCTGACGGCTTCGCAGCCATGCTGAACGGGAAGCCATGAACGCCCGCACGCTCAATCGTAGGCTCAAGCGAGGGCGAGCGCTCGCGATGACGCACGAGGCAGACCTGATGGTCGAGTACTCGCGTCTGCTTCGCCGGATGGCTCTCGACATCTCAGAGGCGTTCCGCCAGCAGGCGACGTCTCATCTGACTGCAGGAGCCACACCCACCGATCCGCCGTCGTGGACGCCGCCGCCCGAGGGCGACATCATGGGAGGCCCGTCCGCCAGAGCGGCAGCTTCCGTCCGTCCGATACAGACCAAGATGCTGCAGGCGGCGGTGACGGGAGGGCTGGCAGGCGTCGCGTTCGACGTGACCGCGCCGATGAATCAGAGGCTACTTGACCAGCTCGGAAAGCGTGCCGAGGGGATCGAAGGAGGATTCAGGCAGGCGGTCGCAACGTCGATAGCGCAGTCGTTCGACGAAGGCCTTTCCATCCCTGACGCGGCGTCAGCACTCCTGACGGCCACGGAGTCGATTACGGTGTCACAGGCGGTCATGCTTGCCCGCACCGACCTGATCGGCCTCGCGAACGGAGGCAGCTCCATCGCGGTAGACGCCGTGAACGCTTCGGCGGAAGAAGCGGGCGAGCCGATGTTCCTAACGAAGTCGTGGCTCGCGACGATGGACGACCGCACTCGAGAAACGCATGTCGAGGCCGACGGCCAGGAAGTGCCGATCGACGCGACATTCACGGTCGGAGAAGACCAGCTCGACTATCCCGGCGACCCGGAAGGATCGGACGCCGAGGTCATCAACTGCCGCTGCACCGTCCTGTACGACGAAGCACCGTCATCCGATTCGGCGGGTGGCGACGAGCTTGCCGCCTCTGCATCTAACCTGGGAGACACGATGATCGTCACAAGCGAAAGCACCTCGACCACGAACAATTCGCTGAGCGCCGGAAGCGTCACCATCACGATCGACGACGCCTCCGTTGAAACATCGATGGCCGCTGTGCCGACCGCGTGGAAGGCCGTCCTCGCTCTCGAGGGAGTCCCAACGATCGACGGGCGGTACTTCCCGCTCGACTCCCTAACGTGGCGCGATCTCCCGCTGTCCCTGCTCGCTCAAACCGAAACGGCTCCCGGTCACGACGGAGCCGAGGTGTGCGGGCGCATCGACCGGATCTGGCGGGAGCAGACGGGAGACGACACCGCCTCGATCATGGGCGAGGGCGAGTTCACCGGGGAGGAGGGATGCGAGGTCGCGGCGATGGTCGCCGACCTGTCCCTCACGGGCCTGTCCGTCGACGTTGCCGTAGGATCGACCGCCCTGCGTGATCCGTCCACGGGCGAGATCGTCAGCGAGGACAGCATCGACCTCATGGATCTACTGCTCGGCACGAACGCCTATCAGACCGTCATGTACGACGGCGTCATCGGAGCCGCGACCGTGTGCGCGTTCCCCGCGTTCGACGACGCGAAGATCGCGGTCGTCGCCACGGCAGGCCAGTGGAGTCACGACGACCGCAGTCACCGGATGGTCGTGGTGATGACGAACTCGAAGATTCAACTGGTCGCCGAGGCTCTGTCGGCATCCGCCGCAGGCATGGCCCCGATGCACCCTCCGGCCGACTGGTTCCAAGATCCTGCCCTCGACCGTCTGACCGCACTTACCGTCACTGATGAGGGCCGTATCGTCGGCCATCTCGCCGGATGGGACACTTGTCATATCGGTTCGCCGGGAGGGCAGGGCACTTGCACCGTGGCTCCCGACTCGAAGTCGGACTACCGATACTTCCACCTGGGAGAGCTGACGACAGCCGAGGGCGACGACATCTCAGTCGGCAACATCACGCTTGACACCGGGCACGCCGGACTCGGCGCAAGCCGACGGTCGTCCCTGAATCACTACGACAATACGGGCAGCGTCGTCGGCGACGTCCGTGTTGGCGAAGACGCCTTCGGAATATGGGTGGCAGGCGCAGCCCGACCGGAGGCGACACCGACCTCCATCCGCAAGCTGCGGTCGTCGTCGCTGTCGGGAGACTGGCGCACCATCGACGGGCATCTCGAGCTGATCGCCGCCCTGTGCGTCAACGTGCCGGGATTCCCGATCCCGCGAGCGCAAGCCGCGATCGCCGCTTCCGGCGTCACCGCGATCGTCGCCGCAGGAATCGTTGTCGCCGCGAGCGTCTGCCCCGAGTGCGGAGCCTCCGTCCCGATGGGCGCAGACGAATGCCCCGCGTGCGGCATGAAGATGAAGATGTCAGCGTTCGCCGCCGTGACCTGCTCGCACTGCGGAGCCGAGAACGTCGAAGGAGCCGAGGTGTGTGCCGACTGCGGCCAGAAGATGCCGGGAGCCGACGGCATGAGCTTCGCGATGATGGCTGACATGATGGGTGCGATGGCGGCGTTCGTCGGCATCGAATAATGGCCGCGCACCTTCCGTTCGCTGCGCCGAGGGAAGTGAAGCTCGTCGGACGAGGGTGCGGGGTTATCGCCGTATGGCTGTGCCGGAAAGACGAGACGATCATCGTGTCACCCGAGCGGCTGTCGAAGATCGCCAAGATGCACAAGGTCGCGATCGAAGACCTGTGGTGGATCATCCCCGAGTGAAGCTCGGCGTCTCGGTTCAGCACCATCCTTCCCGCGCCTACCTTCTCGCGCGGCTGCTGCCTCGCCTCGGCACCGACTACCGAGTCGTCATCGACCCGATGGCGGCGCATCCGTTCCGGTCAGCTTGGCACGCCTACTTCGCGTGCCTCGAGTCTCTCGCGCTCGGCGACACGCATCTGCTCATCATTCAGGACGACGCGATCCCGTGCGACGGATATATCGACGCCCTGCACTCCGCCATCTCATCCCAGCCCGACCGTGTCATCGTGACCTGCGTCTGCGGCAACGCGAAACGCAACTGCCGCCGCATGTACCTCGCGTGCGACGCGGGCTACTCGTTCGCCGAGCTGGACGCGAACGAATGGTGTCCGACGGTAGCGACCTGCTACCCGGCCGAGGTCGTCTACCGCCTGCGTGACTGGCTTGCCCGTCGGACGATGCCCGAGTTCCAACAGGCCGACGACTCCGTGATCGGAGAGTTCCTTCTCTCATCCGGCATCGGTGCCCTGATGACCGTTCCTTCGCTCGTCGATCATCCCGACGACGCCGTGTCGCTCGTCGCGCCCGACGACACCCGCTACGGCCTCTCGCCCGAACGGTCGGCCTGCTGCTACATCGGCGACTGCGATCCGTCATCAATCGTGTGGAGAGCGGCTTGAAACAGCGGGAAATAGGGTGTTGACACTCTGACTGGGTGGACTGATACTTAGTCCAGTCAGCCAGCCAAGACTCCCAGGAGGAGACAGAAATGACATACGACGGAACCTACCACGTCAGCGCAGAGACTTCGTTCCAGGGTACCTGGGTTTCAGTCTCCGCCTACTTCGAGACTCACGCCGAGGCCGTCGAAGCCGCAGCAGCCTTCCCGAAGTCATGCAAGGTCAAGGCCTTTGCCTGCACCGTCGCTACCGAGACAGGCGTCGTCAAAGGGTCAGTCAGGTCGAACGCGAAGCTCAGCGCGAACGCCGTCAATCACGGCGTCAACGAGTCGGGCGTCAAGCGGATGAATCGCACGATCGACTTCATCCTCGACGGCGAGTACGACATCTCGTTCGACATGAAGTACAGCAATAGCCTCTCCGAGGGCGAGATCCTCGACTGGCTCACCCCGACATTCGACACGGCAGAGGAGGCATGATGACCGCTCAGCAGACGTTCGACGCAGCTTCGATCAGATACCGCAAGGCTTACGAGTCGGCACGACGGGCAGCGAACGCCGCCGAAACCGACGCGCAGTATCAGGCGGCACTCGACAGACTCCACCGGGCGAACGAAGCCTACGACGCGGCCCGCCTCAAGTTCCATGCCGCGCGGTCAGCGAACGCCTCATTCGGTTTCGGCCTGATCCGGTAAAGCCACCATCCACAATCAACATCAGAGGGCGTCCGCGAGGGCGCCCTTTGTCGTGCTGCGAACCTGCCGCGTCAACCGATACCGTAGGAACAGCTCCGTGTTCGCATAGCGAGACGGATGCAGGCGAGATCCATAGGCTCCCGCCGCCAGAAGAACACTCAACCCTGGCAAGGAGCCTGACATGGATCTGTTTCCCGCTCTCCCTGAGAGCCTCCCGACCGAGAGTGCCGCGCTCGCGGCCCTGCTCGAGGAGCTGAAGTCGCGACTGGCAGAAGTGCTGGCCGCGTCGAAGCCCGGTGCGACACCCGAGCAGCGCGAGATCATCGGTGACCTCACGACCGAGGACATTCTCGCCCAGTTCGCGACGGCGACCGTCCAGATCGCCGAGATCGAGACGACCCTCTCCGAGACGATCGCTGCCGAGGAGCTGTTCGTGAAGACGCTCACCGACGGCGCCGCATCGGTCGGCGTTCTCGACACGGCCGAGGAGATCGTCGCCGAGGCAGCCGAGGACTTCGCTGCCGAGGCCGAGGAGCCGTCCGACGACGACGACGCGGCAGAAGCCGTGATCGCCGACGAGGTCGCAATCCTCGCTTCCGCCGACACGAAGACCATCGTTCCGCGCAGGCCTCCCCCGGCCGCGTCGAAAGACCATCAGCCGATCGAGAATGTCCTTCCGGGTGCCGCGCTCGTCGCGTCCCTCGGCATCGACGGCGTCGAAGGCGGAGCATCGCTGAACCGACTCGAGCTGGCGTCGGCCATCATGCGGGCACGCCGCCAGTACACGTCTGCCCCGGCAGGATTCGAGGAGAAGGCCGTAGTCGCAACCGCGTCGTGGAACCTTCCCCCCGAGCGCGTCCTCGACGGCGTCGACATGATGACGGACTGGGGCAAGATCGAGGCCGTTCGCGGCCCCGGCGCATGGGGAGCAACCCCCGAAGGCGTCCCGGCACTCGTCGCATCGGGAGGCCTTTGCGCCCCGGTGAACAACTATTACGAGCTGCAGATGCTCAGCACGGCCGAGCGGCCCGTTCGCGCGGGACTCGTCGGGTTCCAGGCGACACGCGGCGGCATCAACGCTGCGATGCCTCCCACGCTCCTGTCGGGTGTCGATACGGCAGTCGGCTACAAGACCGAGGCCCAGGATGGCGGCGGCGGAACGCTGGCGAACAAGACGTGTCAGACGATTCCGTGCCCGACCTTCCATGAGGTCGACATCGAAATGATCTACCACTGCATCACCGTCGGCAACATGGTCAGCCGCACGTTCCCTGAGCAGGTCGCTCAGTTCCAAGACCTCGTGATGGCCGCTCACTCGCGGCTAGCGGAAGGCCTGCTGCTGAACGCCCTGGCAGCCGGATCGACTGCCGTCACGCAGGCGGCTGTGAACGGTTCCGTGTCCACGCTGCTCGGCGGCATCCTGCAGGCCACCGCAGGGTTCCGGTCGAGGCATCGCACGTCGCCCGACCTTCGCCTCCGGGCGATCTTCCCGGCATGGGTGCTGCAGCATCTCGTCCTCGATCTCGTTCGACAGCAGTTCGATCGGTTCAGCCGTGACGAGGCGGGCGTCGTCGCCCTTCTCAGAATGTGCGGCATCGAGCCGTCGTTCACGCTCGACTCCGAGACAGGCGGCGGCATGGTGTTCGGCGCGCAGAACGCAGGCGCGCTGCTCGAGTTCCCCGACACCGTCAAGTGGTTCCTGTATCCCGAGGGCGGGTGGCTCTACCTCGACGGCGGCGTCCTCGAGCTGGGCATCGTCCGCGACTCCACGCTGAACAGCACGAACGACTACACCATCTTTGGTGAGACGTTCGAGGCAGCAGCCGGAGTCGGCATCGAGTCCCTCTACATCACGACCACGTTCTGCCCGAACGGTCAGACCGCAGTTCCGGGCACGGCCCTGACCTGCTAAGGCGAATGCAACAGGCGACTGAAAGCAAGGAGGTTCGACGATGACGCAGGCTACGTTCGGCGCACCTGTCCTCGTCGACGGGCCGATTCCGCAGCCGCCGCCGTACAGCCTGCTCGCCGTCGCGACTCTGCTCCCTCCCTCGGTAGACGAGGATGGGGGAGCAGAGGAGCGGTGGGGGCAGGGAGGCACGATTCGGCCGTACTCGCCGAACGTGCCGTCCGGCTTCGATCCGTGCAGCGAAGGAACCGTCCGAGTCAAGGGGTCAGGCACGACGACAGCGACCTCCACGTTCGGCGCGTTCACCGCATACGTCGCGGAAACCTGCACGGCCTTCAACATCATCTCCCCCGCGAACTACTCGCAACGGGCGCTCGCGTCGATGGCTGGCGTCGAGTCGTACGCAGCAGAGATGCAGTTGATGAAGGGGTCGTACATCAACACAAACCCGTACATCTGCGACATCTCTGCAACCTTCCCGGTCGGCTTCGCAGCGATCAGCGCGAGGGCCGGACTCGAAGGACTTGAGAACGCGATCGGAGCAACCGGGAGGCGCGGAGTCATCCATGCCGACCCTGCAACGATCTCGGCGTGGTCGCGCGAGTTCCTCGTCTACGAGAAGCAAGGAAAGCTCGTGACGGCGAACGGCACGCTCGTCATCTCAGGCGACGGCTACATCGGAGCTGTCCCGCTCGCTCATAACGCGGTGCCGGGATCACGGCAGTCGTGGGCTTTCGCGACAGGCCCGGTGAGCTATCAGAGGTCAGCGCAGCTAATCCTGCTGCCCGAACGGATCGACCAAGCGCTCAACCGCTCGAACAACAGCGTCACTTACAGAGCCGAACGCGACTACCTCGTCGTGTGGGACAGGGTTCTGCAGGCAGGCGTTCTCATCGACAGGAGCATCTGATGATGCGCCGCCAGAAGGAGGTCTAACAACATGGCTCAGAACCCGACCGTCTGCGGCGTCAGCATCCTGATCTGCCGCGTCCGGGCGACCCTACTCGACACCGACGGCGAGGTACATGTCGGCCCGAACAATTCGTACGTGACAGACAATCCGATCCGCGTCACGCTCACGCCCGTAATCGAGTCAGGAAAGGACTCGACGCTCAAGGGTGGGTGCGATTGCATCGTCGCGGACTACCGTGGCCCCGACCTGCTCAAGAGGTTCGACTTCGAGTTCGACATCGCGACCGTCGAGCCTGCCCTCTACTCGCTCATGCTCGGCTCGACGCTCATCAGCGACACGTCAACGTCTCCGGTGCCGATCGGCAACTGGTGGCCAGCCCAGGTTGGCTGCTCGAAGACGCCGCCGCCGCCGATCGCGTTCGAGTTCTGGAGTCAGGTGTGGGACGGGCAGGCGCAGAACGCGTCATGGCCGTATATCCACCACGTCTACCCGTACACGCTCTGGCAGATCGGAGCGCAGACGTACGAAGACGACTTCGCTCAACCGAAGCTCACGGGTTTCTCCCGCACGAACGCCCAGTGGGGACACGGGCCGTATGGCGATCAGCCCGATCCCACGCCCATCGACTCGCCGGGTGGTCAGTTCTACACGGCGACCGCACTACCCACCGCTGTCTGCGGCTACAAGACCGTCGCTGTGAGCAGCTAACCCGGTACATCACCGGAGTAAGAAGGAGGAAAGAGCATGGCAGCCAAGACCTATGCGGTGATGAACGGGGCAGCACCCGGCGCAGCCGCAGCGGTACCGATCACGACGGGTACCGCGATCAAGACCATGATCCAGCTCGCGACGAACGCAACGACTCCGTCGATGCGGTTCGTCGAGTGGTGGGTCGAGTACGACGGCTCGACGGCGGCAACGCCGATCAAGACCGAGCTGATCCGTCACACCACGGCTCCGCAGACGACGTTGACCGCGTACGTCACGGCGGACATCGCACGGGTGAACGACCCGCAGGCCCCCGTCTCCGGCCTGCAGCTCGGGACGGCGCTCTCCGGGTTCTCGAACACCACGACCGAGGTTGCCCCGACGGGTACCCCCGTGTCGCTCGAGACGCACTACGTTCCGCCGACCTCCGGCATCTATGTCCAGTTCCCGCTGGGCCGCGAGCCGGAGATCCAGGTCGCAGCGTTCGCACGCATCCGCACCACGGCTGCAGCGGCGGTCAACTGCTACGCAGGATGCATGTGGGAGGAGTAGTCAGGTAGGACAACATGGCACGGCGACGGCGCTCACGGGCGCCGTCGCCGTCCTCCCGATAGCATGTAACGATGTCTCTCAAGATCGTAGGTCGCGGCCCGCGTATGCAATTTCATCGCAACCGCGCCACACCGCAGAACGCGAAAGGCGCTTCGCTGAAATGCGACGCGTGCGACAAGACCGTCAACGTCTTGTTCCCGTGGGACTGCACGCCGTTCGACCGTCAGCGCCTCATCCGTGAAGCGGCTGACGAGCATCGTCGGATCGGCTGCACCGCTGGCGAAACGAACGAGCGTCGCAAGTACGCCATATGGTATCCCCGCATGTAGGCATATACTCATCACGTGCAGGGGGATATGTTCCATAGGTTCAGCGGCGTGTCGTTCGGAGGAGTGGCGTGCGCCCAGTATTGGTGTGACTTCGTTCTGTGGGAGACGGTGCTGAACGCGAACCCGGAGCTGACGGGGATCGTCGAGATCGGCACGTTCATGGGTGGGTTCTCCCACTACCTCAACGCTCAGGCGCAGGCTCGAGGAATGAAGTTCGTGACCTACGACGCGATCGTTCCCGAGGCCACCATCCCTGAGTTCACGAGACTCGACGTGTTCGCATATCCGGGCCGCGTGAAGGACTGGGCCGAAAGCTGCGGCGGGCCTGTCATCCTGTTCTGCGACGGAGGCAACAAGCCGCGCGAGCTGAGCCTGTTCCCGCCCCTCATGCCCGAACACTCGGTGTACCTCGTCCACGACTGGGGAACCGAGATGCTCGGATCGGACGTGCCTGAGTTCCTCGACGAAATATATGGCGACTACTGCGACTCCATCGGCTCCGTGACACGAGTGTTCAGAATGAGAGAGGAGACAGAATGACAAGCCTGTCGTGGCCCGACCCGAGGGACGTAGACCGCCTTCGAGCTTTGACCTTCGTCCCTGGCCGCAAGCCGATGGGACGCAGCCAGCAGTTCCCGACGGCGGCAGCGAACCATCTCGAGGACGCTCGGGAGATCGTGGCGCTCCGCACGGCGCTCAGCGAGGCGATCATGTTCATCGACGGACTGACGCTCACGGCTCAACGGATCAGCAGGACGAACGAGGAGCTGCAAGTTCGGGCGGATCTGACCGGGCTGCTGCGGCAGGCGGCTGACATGCTGCGAGCCTCGATTGCCTTCGAGCGGCCTTCAACCCTGCTGCACTACGAGGCGCTCGTGGACGACGACATGCCCGAGCAGCAGGAGGAGGCCAGCGTCGTAGCCAGTCCCGACCTGCCTGATCAGCAGGGCGCTGGTATGCCTGGGAAACATGAGGATACGCCCGGTGCTTCCGCTGTCGCGGAACGGATCGAAATATGGGTGGACACGCTCGGCCTATGGTGGTGGCGCGTCGTCGCTGACGACGGCAAGATCCTCGTGAAAGACTCCGGTGTGAGCGAAACCTCGGTCGCCGCCGCATATCAAAGTCGCTATCCCGAGCTGACCGTCTACGTCATCCCTCGCGAGCTGGACGACTCTCGCAACATCGACCAATATGGCCCGCCTCGGCGGATCTGGAATCGAGGAGAAGCATGAGCGGAACGGTAGGAGTCATCGCTGACGCAGCGGCCCGGTACACGATGTTCTGGCAGTGCCTCACGACTCTAAGGACGCCCGTCAATACGGCGGTCGATGTCATGGTCGGATCAGATCGGGCGGTCGGAAGAAACAAGGTTGTCGAGCGGTCGCTCGAACGTGGCTCCGAATGGTGCTTCTTTGTTGACGACGACCATACGTTCCGACCGGAGATCCTTACGTGGCTGCTGCATCACGACAAGCCGATCGTCGGCGCTCTGTACCTGCAGCGCACGACTCCGTTCCTGCCGATCGCGATGGGAACCCGTGGCGACGCAGGATGGTGGCCGCTCGATCTCGAGGACGCTCCCGAGCATGGACTCGTCGAGGTTGAAGGCATCGGCACCGGAGGACTCCTGATTCGATCTGAGGTGTTCCATGCGCTCAGAGAGTCCGACCCTTCCGCCCTGTTCTTTCGCCATACCACCGAGCAGTCTGAGGATCTGCACTTCTGCTCACGCGTTCGTGACGAACTGGGATGGCCGATCTTCGTTGACATGGACTCGCGGCTCGGCCATCTCGGGCCTGCCGTTGTCGTCCCGAACTTCAATGAGGACATCGGCGAGTGGGTAGCAGGCCTGTCGTTCGGAGCGTCCTGCTACGTGGAGCTGCCGATACTCAAGCCGCTCGTCGAAGACGAATGACGGTCGTCTCCGTCCTGACGCCCACCATCACCGGGCGAGAGTGGTTCCTCGATCGGTGCAAGCGCAGCGTGGCAGCGAACACCTATGAAGGCACGATCGAGCATGTCGTCGTTGACGGCGACGGGCTGACGGCGACGGCAGCGTTCGCGAAGGCGCTCGAGGAATCGACGGGCGACTACATCACGCCTGTCTCCGACGACGACTGGATTGCCCCTCACGCGATCGAGGTTCTCGCCCACCATCTCGACAAGCATGATGTTGCTTTCGCCCGCACGATAATCGTGAGTCCGTCGAACACTCGGCTCGTCGATATGGGCGGTGCCGTGATGTGGAGGCGCACGCTGACCGACCGGGTCGGAGGGTTCGACATGCAGTGGTCTTTCGCTGGCGACACCGACCTGTACGCGAGGTTCGCGATGTGCGGAGCGAGAGCCGCCTACCATCCCGAGCCGCTCTACTTCTTTACCGAACACGCAGACCACGGAAGCCACGTTCATCGCGAAGAGCTAGAGGAGGAGCTGGGCCGAATCTACGCTCGGTATCCCGGCGCTCTCCCAGCGTTGGCGGCTGTAAAGAGGATCGGCATGTTGGTGCCGCCATCACCCGTAGACTGACAGCGTGGCGCTCTATCAACTGAAAGCTGCGGTACTCGCGAACAGCCCGGTTGCTTACTGGCCGATGCAGGAGGCCAGCGGATTCTTCCAAGACTTCTCGGGAAACGGCCACCACTGCACGACAAGCACCTTCGCGGGTTCCCAGCTCGGTCAGCCGGGGCCGGGGTCAAACGACATTCTCTCCGTCAGCGGCCTGTCCGTCTCGCAAACATGCCCGGTCGTTTCGACCGCCGTGAGCAACATCTCGTTCGAGACGTGGTTCTGCATCGACGCCCGACCGTCAACGGATCAGGGCCTCTGTAACACCGGGGTCGGGCTGACCGGGTTTACGTTGTTGACGGGCGCGAACGGGAACACTTTGACGAACCGATCCGTCTGTCAGGGAGTCGCGTTTATGTCGAACTTCTCTCAGAACTTCACGATCGGAACGTGGTACCACTGTGTTGTCGTCCGGGCAGCCGCAGTGTGGTCGTACTACATCAACGGGCTGGTCGACACCGCGAACGCCGGAAGCACCGGGCCGAACGCTCCTGCGGTGACGACGGCCATAGGCGGCTCTCAGGGGAACACCGTCAGGCAGACGAACGTCGCGATGTATAACACCGTGCTGAGCGTCGCTGACGCGTTGAAACACTACCAAGCAGGGCTGGCGGCAGTCGACGCGATCATTGATATGCCGACGAAGCGGCGAGAAAGCAGAGGCGTCTCATGGGGCTGAGCGTCTGATGCCGCTGTTCGGATTCCAGACTGGATCGGGAGAGGTTGCACCCGGAGGCGACATCGTTGAGGGAAGCGTCTACACGCTGAGCCAGCGCGGAACGATGTTTAGCATGGGACTACGGCTCAGGACGCTCTCGCTCTCCGCTTTCAGATTGGGCATCTGGAATGTCTCGGGAGGTCTTCCAACGTACCTGCTTGGAGCGACAGGCGAGATAACCGTAACGAACGGGACGCAGCAGAACGTCGAGGTGGGTTTGCAGTTTCCGTTCGCTCTGAATCCGGATGACTACTTCCTCGGAGCGTGGACGAAAGACGGGGCAAGCAGGCTGCAGACCACGGCGGCGGCAGGAACGTCTGCTTCGGCAGGAGCGATCTACAGCGCCTCTGTGAACACGAACATTCTCAAGCTGGTATCGCCGAGCGCGGGAACGAATAAGGACGCAATATGGGCGAACTACTGGCTCGACGACACGCTGCCGAAGCACAACATTCGACGGTCGCGAAAGACATCGTGGTGAACGTCTGATGGGTTTGCTTGCCGGAACGAACTACGACCCAGCCATCGCAGCGTCGATCTCGACGGCCACGCTCAACGTCGTCACGGCGATCGACACAACGAACCTGCGGCTGACGTTCACGGTGCCAGCGAACGGATCTGTCCTCGTCAGGATGCGGGCGCCCGTGCATGGAGCGACGACCTTCCCCGAGATTCTGTGGGCCGTTCTCGAAGGTACAACGGTACGCGCCCGTTCCGTCCCGCTCGGAGCGTTGAAGACGACTGCTGTCGCAACAGCCCAGCTTACGCAGGAGTCCCTCGCCGTCGTCACCGGACTGACGCCCGGAGCGTCGCTGACGTGGGATGCCGCCTACCAAGTGAAGGCTGTCGTCGCCTCCACGAATATCAAGTACGGCGGGCCGAACGACACAACGACGGACAACGCATGGGGAGGGTTCGTATTCGAGATATGGAATACGCCGAACCTGCTCGGGGCGATCCTGTACGACCCTGCCGCCGAAGTATCTAAGGTGACCTCGTCACGTCTCGGGATGACGGCGTTCGACACCACGAATCTAAGAATCACGTTCAACGCGCCGGACAGCAGAAATGTTCTCGTCCGAGTCAAGTGCTCGGTTGAAGGTGCTACGACGATGCCAACTATTCTGCTCGGAGTCTTGGAAGGAGCGTCTGTTGTCGGACGCCAGTCTCCCGTCGGCGGCATCCTCGGAACGGCGGCGGCCGTGACGCATATTTCCCATGAGGCGTCGTTCCTCGTGAAAGGATTGACGGAAGGATCGCACGTATATGACGCCGCGTACGGAGTGGAGATTCTGCTCGCCTCCACGAGTATCCAATACGGCGGGCCGAACGACACGTCGGCGAACAGCGCGACAGGCGGACTCGGCTTCGAGATATGGGCCGTCTGATGGTGATGCGCCTCGCTGCCGTACGCACGTCAGCCATACGGCACGCTGAAACGCACCGTCACAGACTCACGAGAATCCGCCGTCCGATCGTCAGGGTTGCCAGACGGGTTCTCAGGGTTCCGCGCTCTAGGCGACGGCGCGTGTTCGTTCGCGCACCGATTCGTCGTTCGTCGTCAAGTAGCGGCGGGAGCGAACCTCACTTAGCTGAACGGCTGGTCGCATGACTAGCCTGATCCTTCTCATCAATTCTCCGAATCCGATGGTGCCGGATTCGGAGGGAGCAGGATTCGCTGCTCGCGGGTACGACAGATACGCGGGACGAACACGACGGGCGACAACTACGAGGCTGCTAGGGCCGCAGCCGCCAATCCTGTTCGTGTGGAACTACACGGTTCAAGGCAGGCCCATCCTGACGCGGCTGGTGAGAATCACGCCTCCGCCCGTCCTGTCGAGGCTGTCGCCGCCGACGGTCATCACCATCCCTCAACCGTTCGTCGCTCGACCTGTCGACACGACGTTCGTTCCTTCCCCGCTGAACGCACGCAAGCCGTTCTCGCACCTGCCGGATGTCATCTATAAGCCGCGCGTCTACACCGGAATCCAAGGACGTCTGACTCCGCCTCGAGCAACGAACCCGACCGTCAGGTCGCGGCTGATAAGGCCGATATTTCAGCCGCAGATATCGCGAATCTACGGTGTACTGACGCCGCCGAGAAGCACGAACCCGACCGTCAGGTCGCGGCTGAGTCTCACGACGGTCACGGCTGCTGCCGACCTTCTCTATTCCGCCTTCGTCACGTTCGCGTACTCGTCTCGAGGTACTCCGAAGTCGCGGCTGTTCCCTCCGTCGGTCGTCGGGACGCCCGAGCCGTACCTGCGGCCAATCGACACGACGTTCGCGTACTCGTCTCGAGGGACTCCGAAGTCGAGGTTGCCGCAAGTCGCCGTCCAGGGCGTCGAGCCTCTGGCGCGGCCGACCGTAACGAAGGTCGTTCGGATACCGCCGCAGACTGACGATCGTCGGGCTGCTCACCCGAAGCTCCCGACATACATTGTCGCCGCCGTCATCCTCCCTGAGATCGACGGATACCTGACGCCGCCACGCAGCACGACATGGCCGTTCCGGTCGAAGCTCAATCCTCCGGCAGTCGTCAAAGCTCCGTTCGTTGCCGCGCCGATCGCTACGACACTCGCGTACCAGCGTCGAGGGCTTGCCAAGTCGAGGCTATCGAACTTCGTTGTGCCGTCGATCATCCTGCCAGAGATCGACGGGTATCTCACCCCGCCGCGAAGCATGTCGTGGCCGACCCGATCGAAGCTCAGTCCTCCTGCACCTGACTTCAGGGTCGCGTTCGTTGCCACGCCGATCGCGGCCACGCTCACTTATTCCCTGGCAGGCAAGCCGAAGCCGCGCCTGTATCCGCCAGTTGTTGTCGGCCCAGTTCTGGCGAAGCCGATCGACACGACGTTCGCTCCTTCGCCGCTGGCAGCACGTAAGCCGTTCTCGCGTCTGCAAGACCCCGCTGTTGTTGATCAAGCCCTGACGTCGGTTCCGCCGAGCGTGACGGCGCTCGCGTACTCGTCGCGAGGGCTGGCGAAGTCGCGGCTGCGAGGCCCGACCGTCGTCGGCCTCGTGCTTGCACGCCCGACTCTGTTGCATCTCGCGTATTCGTCTCGAGGAACGGCGAAGCCGAGGCTCCTGCCTCCCGCTGTCGTCGCCCCGATCCTCGCTCGGCCCGAGCTTGTGCATCTCGCGTATTCGTCTCGAGGAACGGCCAAGTCGCGGCTGCGTCTGCCGTCTGTTGTCTCGCCCGTTCTGGCGGCTCCGACCGCGACGACGTTCGCGCGAATCCGCCCTGCTGCCGTCCATTCGATCCTGCGACGGCCGACCGATCTTGTCGATCAGCAGGACGTCGGCGCTGTTTCCGCAACGCTCGCCTACAGCGTCAGAGGCAATCCGAAGTCGAGGCTGCAGAAGCCAGTTGCCGTCGGCCCCGTCCTCGCGCCGCCGACGCTGACGAGCCTCGCGTACTCGTCTCGAGGAAAGCCGAAGTCGAAACTGCATAGTCCTACAGCGGTCGGCCCTGTTCTCTCGCGCCGCAGGATCGAGCATCTCGCGTACAGCGTACGCGGTGTCGCGAAGTCGCGGCTCGGAATCCCGTCGAAGTTCGCGGCTCAACCTCGGGCCGTCACCGTCCTGCTCGTCCATCTCGCGTACAGCTTGCGTGGCAAGCCGAAGTCGCGTTTGCAAGGCCCGACGGTCGTCACTCCCGCCGCCGCGTTCCTGCGGCCCATCGACACGACGCTCGTCCGAATCAGGCCTCCCGCCACAATCGCAAGGCTGCGGCGTCCGACGGACACGACGGGCATCGAGGATCAGGGATCAGTAGCGGTAACGCTCGCGTACAGCTCGCGAGGCAAACCGAAGTCGAAGCTGAGTCTGCCGACACGCGTCGCGCCAGTCCTGGCACGGACGATCGACACTCCGTTCGCATATCAGTCGCGCGGGAAACCGAAGTCGCGTCTGCGGCCTCCCGCCGTCGTCGGACAGGTTCTCGCTCGCCCGACACTCGTCAGCCTCGCTCCGTCGCACGGTGGAGTCACGCATAGCATCGTGCGGCCTCCTGCGCTGCTGCCTGGGCTTCCGAGAGCGATCCTTACTGTTCTATCGCCGTCGTCACGCTGCCTCGCTAAGAGCGTCCTGCTGCCTCCGACGGTACTGGGTGTTCCGTCTGCCGGAACGCTCTCGACGACGTTCGCGACGATCAAGCCGCCGCCAGTCCATTCGCGCCTGACGCTGACCGCGATCGTTCAGCCTACGCCGACGTCCGTCACGATCTCGACGACGTTCGCCAGAATCAGGCCGAGGCCGACGCTCACGATCCTCCGTCCCGGCGTCGTCATTCATCCGTGCTTCGGCGTCGGCATCGGAACCATCACCGCCGCTGCCGACAACGCGATCGTCGATGCGCCAGTCGCGCAGTCGTCCAGCAGCATCGTCGCGGGAGCTGCGGCGGCAGGCTCCATCACGGCACCATCTACGATAGGGACAGCGCGGCCGTCGGCCGAGAACGACATCAGCGACGAACAACGAGAGGGATGCTAGTGGGCGCTTTCCAGCTCGGCACCGGAGTCGTCATCACCGAACACGTGACCGTGCTCGGCGTCCTGACAGACCCGACGACCGTCGTGTTCAACGTCCGGCTGCCCGACAATTCGGTAGACATCTACACGCTCGGCATCGACGCCGAAGTGAGCCATCCTTCCGTCGGTACGTTCGTGCTGACGCTCGATCCGCTACAGGTCGCGCTGCAGGGGAACTACCACTACGACTGTGTTGGCACCGGGGCCGTCGAGATCACGTCGGGCGGCGACTTCTCGATGATCCCTCCCGGCACGTCCGAGGTCGCCCCGCCGAAGCCAGTGAACGGCCCGTGCCAGCCGTGGTGTGACGCATCAGATGTCGCCGTCTACGCGGGAGACACCGGGTCGATCGACCTGACGAAATACGCGTATGAGGCGTCGGCGCTTCTGTACGAACTGAGCGCCCGCCAGTACAGCGGAACCTGCGTGCGGAAGGTTCGCCCGTGTTCGCAAGGATGGTGCGGATGGTGGGGAAGCGGCTACTGGCAGTCGGCAGAGGGTCAGAACTTCTGGACTGGTACGGCGTGGGGATGGGGCGGCGGGTACAACGAACACTGGGGCAGCACGACGTCTCAGTGTGGCTGCAACCATCTGTGCGAGGTACGGCTGTCCGGCTATCCCGTATGGTCGATCGTCGAAGTCAAGATCGACGGCGCGGTGGTTGCGCCCGCAACATATCGTCTTGACGGATGGGAGAACCTCGTTCGGGTCAGGCTGCTTTCGACCGACCCGCAGCTTTGTTGGCCGACCTGCCAGAACCTCGATCTTCCCGACACTCAAGACGGCACGTTCTCCGTGTCGTACTTGTGCGGCGTCGATCCTCCGCTGCTCGGGAAAGACGCTGCCGCCCAGCTCGCCGCGCAGTTCTACTTCGCTGCGACGGGAGCGGCGTGCGCCCTTCCCGTCGGGACAACGAAGCTCGTTCGTCAGGGCGTCACGATCGAGCGGGCGCTGTTCGCGTCGTGGGCGCAGAACGCAGACGGCCAGTGGGCGACAGGACTCCCGATCGTCGATGCGTTCCTCGCCGGGTACAACAAGAATGGGCTGCGGCGGCGAGGCGCAGTATGGTCGCCTGACGTTCAGCCGTACGCTCGGAAGCTCGGCTCGATTCCTGGCGGATCGTGACAGCCTCCACCATCGCGACGCAGTACGCGTTCGCTGCTGACCTGCTGTCGGTGTGCGAGGCAGCGCTCGTCGCTACGACAGGAGGAGCGATCGGCCGCGCCTACGTTTCGCCGGGACTGCCTGCCCTCGACTGCGAGCTGATCGCCGTGACCTGCACGGGCCTCATGCCGAAGCAATCGAACTCCATGCCTGCCGGACGGCTCGCTCGCGACCCGTCCGTCAACATGCTTGCGTTCGCGGTCACCGTCACCCGAGACTGCCAGCCTGTCGTCGCGAACCAGTATGGCGGGCCGAACGCTCCGACCGTCGCCCAGCTACAGGCTGCGGCTCAGATTCTCTCCGAGGACGTGTGGGCAATCTGGAACGCCATCCCTGCCGCCGCCAGAACTGGCGCTCTGTTCGAGGGACGGTGTTCGTTCCTGTATCTCGATCAGGCGTTCGCGCTCGCCGAGCAAGGCGGAATCGGAGGATGGCAGATCGACGTCCATACTCAGATCGACGGGTTCTGATGGCAGGCGGCGTCGACTTCATCTGGAATGAGGCAGAGCTGCATCGGCTTCTCAAGTCTCCGCACGGCGCCGTCGCCCGCGACATGAGCCGCCGAATGATCCGCTGCGTCAATCAGGCGAAGCGCAACGCGTCCGTTCCTCGAGGAAACGCCGTCCCGAACGTCACCGGGCCATCGGTCGACACTGGGCGGCTGCGCTCGTCTATCTCATGGCGGATTGGCGAGGACGCCGCAGGACTGTATGGCGACTACGGGACGAATGTTCCGTACGGCTACTACCTCGAAACAGGTCTGCGGAACGGAACAAAGTACCCGTTTCTCATTCCAGCTCTGCCCGCAGCACGCGTCTAGCGGCAAGCGGTTTCGCAGGCCCGATACCCTGCATGGTGACAGCGCCACCAATCCCAGGGAGGCACGATGAAAGACTTTGACATCGCACGAGACGAACGGTCAGCACAAGACCGTGATTTCAGGATCGGCGGGGAGAGCTTCCGAATGAAGTCGGCTGTTCGGCCCGAAGCGATGATCGGCTACGAAGGCCTGACGGGGGAGACGTCGGCGCTCGACGCGCTACGCGTCGTCGATGACATGGTCATCTCGTTCCTCGAGGGAGCCGACGCGGAAGCCCGCTACCGCAAGCTGCGCGAACGAGACGAAGACCCCGTCAGCATGGATGACCTCAACGCGCTCGTCGAATGGCTGGTGACGGAACAGACCGGGCGCCCTACGCAAGTGCCCTCACCCTCCTCGGGTGGGCACGAATCAACAGGGGCGTCGTCGACGGATGGGCCAGTCTTGGCGGCTGTGACATAGAGATGCTTTCCCTGCGCCGATACCTCAACGTCGTCTATGTCCTGCTGATCGAGAAGACACGCGGCGAGGGAGTCTCGTGGGCGAAAGCTCAGCAGGCGATCGACGATGCCATCGCACCGCCCGAGGATCAGGCTCTCGTGACGGCCCGTCAGAACATGGAGTCGATGAGGCAGCTATCGGCCATGATGTCCGGCCTCACTCCGGGGCCAGCTCGTGCCTGAAGTCGCACAAGCGTTCGTCCGTGTTCGCGCGAACACCACAGGGTTCCGCAAGGACGTCGCGGCCGGGATCGGCCCGAACCTCAAGCACGCCGTGTTCGGTTTCGCCGGGATCACGGCAGGCCTGCTCGGGATGGAAGCAGCCGTCCATACCTTACGCGAGTCGGTGCAGGAGGCAGGTCAGGTACAGAAGTCGGTCGAGACGATCAATCAGGTGTTCGGCGAATCGGGAAAGAGGATCGAGGAGTGGGCGACGACAACGGCGGCGTCGCTCGGCGTCACGGACATAGCCGCTCTCGAGGCGGCTTCACGCGTCGGCATCCTGGCGAAGAACCTCAAGATCGGTCAGGAGAAGGCTGCAACAATGACGCTCGGGTTCGAGCAGCTCGTCGCCGCGATCTCATCCATCCGAGGCAGCGACCCGAACCTGACGTTCAAGAAGCTGCCCCTCGTCCTCGCCGGGAACATTCGGTCGCTGAAGGAACTGGGCTTCACGTTCTCGTCACTCGAGATCAAGCAGCAGGCCGTCAAGGACGGGCTGATCAAGATGACGGGCACCGTCACTCCCGCCGTGAAAGCCCAGGCCATCTACTCACTCATCACGAAGAACCTCGGCTACTACCAGGGACTCGCCGCGAAACACTCAGGCGACCTCATCAACAAGCAGCGGCAGCTATCGGCTGAGTGGGCGCTCGCGCAGCAGCGTCTCGGGAAGGAGCTGCTGCCAGCGGTCACGAAGGCCGTGACGTACTTCTCAGACAAACTGCCGAACGCAGTCAACAAGACCGCCATCGCTTACAACAGATTGAAAGCGGTGGTCGTTCCCATCACCGACGTCCTCGGAGGACTCGGGAACGTCATCAAAGTGCTGATCGGATACAAGCTCGCGGGCATCCTGATCGGATGGGGCACGAAGCTCGCGGCGCTCGGAACCACGGCGACGGCAACTGCGGCCGTCGTCGTCGAGGCTCAGGCGATCGAAGATGTAGCCATCCAGTCAACGATCGCATGGGTCATTGATCTCGAAACCGCGCTCGTGTCTGTCGGGCCAGCAGCAGCGAAGGGAGCGGCGGGCGTCACGGGAGCGATGGCCGTCGAGACGGCAGCGATCGGACGGACAGCGGGCGCTGCCTCAATTCTCAGAGGCTCGCTCATGGGCCTGTCGAAGATCGCGGCGATCCTGATACCCGTCACGATGGTCGTGACCGCCATCACGAAAGGCCCGAAGCAATACTTCAAGGACATCGCGGGCGACCTCAACCCGTTCAGCGATTCGTCCGTCAAGGGCAATCTGCTCAAGGATCTGTTCGGCACCGACCTGGGCGCTCAGGCGCTCGGCGACACCGTAACGAAGCAGCTCGACAAACTGTGGGACGCGGCTGGGCTACCGAACAAAGCTCGCGACCGAGCGTTGAAAGCCGCAGCCGAGAAGCAGCGAAAGGTAGACGTCCGGCCGAGGCCTACCCAGCCTGGAATCCTCGGGCCGATGGCTCCAAGTTTCCTGACGCAGATATCGGGTGGCATGTTCGGCCTCACGTCGATCGGTACTCCCGCATCCGACGTCGCGAAGATCACGAAGCCTCTGCAGAAGTATCAGCAGCTACAGCTTGACGCGCTCGCGGCGCTCCGCACGAAGTCTCTGGCCGACGACCTCAAGGTCGCGAGGGCCGTCGCCGACATATTCAATCGTCGGGTCAAGACGACGAAGCTCGTCGGGAAGGCGCTGTACGACCTCAAGACTCAGCAGCAGCAGGCATTGAACACCGTCGCCCAGCTCGAGGAGCAGATCACGGCCGACGCACAATCCGCTGCGGCCGAGCGCACCCGCAAGGCCGAGGATGCGGCAGCCAAGCGGAAGGACGCAGCCGACAAACTGAAAGCCGCGCAGGAGAAGCACCTTGCCGACGTGAAGGCGTCGATCGACCTGCAGCAGGCACGCCTCGACACGAAGATCCAGTCGGCGATATTCACGACGCCGAAAGACACGAGCGACGAGGGAAGGCTGTACCGGGCAAACATCGCGTTCGTCGATATTCAGATCCGCAACATAATGAAGCTCAAGAAACGGACGACCGATCAGAACACTGCGCTCGAAACACTCAGGCAGCAGCGCCTCGATCTCCGTCAGAAGATCCGTGATCTCAAGAAGGACACGAGCGACGGCGGAGGGTTCTCGCTGCAAGACCTGTGGGGAGAGGCCGTCCGACAATTCAACGAGTTCGGAAGCAACGTGTCGGGATCGCCGACGACTCCGGGCGGCGCGATCGGCGCGGTCGCGGGAGGCATCCTCGCTCAGAAGCCTGGGCTGTCGAAGGTCGATGCCGACAAGCTGAGCGCCGCAGGAATAACGAACGGGCTGCTCGGCGAGATCCTGCTCGCGATCCAGGGCGACGGCAGGACGTCATCGAACGGAAGTGGAAAGACAGCCTACGACCCGATGCCTCGCGGCGCGGGCGTCGGCCACCGCACGGCAGCGCAAGCTAGGCGACAAGCGAAAGTGAGGGGAAAGTAGATGCCGATTGCCGACTGGACTGTGCCGTTCAACCTGACGTCATCGGTGTATAGCGGGTCGCTGCTTCCGTTCAATACTCAGACCACGACGGGGATCTACCTTCTGCATCCGCAGGAATGTCACTTGGCGAACGCCGTCCGAATGAACAAGACGCACGTTCCGCAGGCCGACGGCGACATACTCCATCGGAGGTTCGTCGCTGGCATGGAGATGAGCTTGACCGTCCAGTTGTGGGAGACGATCGGCAATCCCGCCTGCGGCGCAACCCTGCAGACGATGACCGACACGTTCCTCGGGTACGCCTACGGGCTGCTGAACGCCGGAGACAATCAGGGACGCATATCGTGGACGCCTGCGGGCCAGTCGGTACGGATGCTCGACGACATTCGTCTGATGACATACCCGGAGGAGAAGCAGGAGGAGGGCGGGCCGTTGTCGCTCAGCATGATCATCGACTGCAACCTCCCGTATAGCCAGAACCTCACGCAGTCCACTCCTTCGCTGACGGGCGGAACGGGAACCGTCACGAACGCAGGAAACAGACCGTCGTATCCGGTGTGGCAAATATACGGCCCGTACTCGGCGTTCACTCTCACGAACACGACCGTCACGCCGAACGTCGCGTTCTCGTGGAGCGAAGCTCAGCCGGGGGCCGGAGCCGCCCTGCTCGTGAACGAGTACATCGAGATCGACACGTTCAACAATACGGCGACGAAGGTGGTGCCTGGGCCGACGCTCTCGAATGTCGAGGCGGGAATCGTGATGACGTCATCGGAGTTCTTTCAGATCCCTCCGGGGGCGAACGCCATCACGGTCGGCTACACGGGCGGCGGCGCTGGGAACAATTCGTCGCAGGCACTCATCAACGCTGCCTGGGCTTAGCCGATGGCTTCGAGCCTGTCGCCGCTGTGGAGGTTTCTCATCACCGACCTCGGCGGCGTCGGGATCACGCTGCTTGACCACCTTGCGTCCGACCGTGTCGTAACGCCGAAGCTGAACGAGCCGCTCGAGGTCGTCGTGTCCGTCCCGTCCGACAGCCCATACGTGAACGGGCTTCGCTCTGACGGATACCCGGCCGTCGCCGAGGGAGTCCGACAGCTCTACTGTTTCCGTCGCGAGTCCGACACCATCCCGTACTACAAGATCAGAGCATCGACGCTCATCATGCAGGTCGATGACGCCGCTCACTCGGACGACGGCACGACACGCATCACGGCATACGACCCGTGGCTGTATCTGTTCTCGCGTCCAGTCCTGACGGCGCTCGGGAAGCCTCTGCCCGCAGGAGGCTCCGTCTACTCGTCTGCCGCTACAGCAGACGTCATCATCATGGATCTGCTCGACAACGCTTCCCTGTGGGCCGACCTGACTGCGCCAGCGGCAGCGCAAGAAATGTTCATTGACCGGGTGTTCGGAACGATCGAAACATGCTCGCCGTTCTCTACGGGTTGGGTCGTTCAGCAGGGCACTTCGGTAGGTCAGGCGATCCTCGACATCGTGTCTACCGGGTACTGCGACGTGGTGCTGACGCCCATCTACGACACGACGCAGCCTGGGATTCTCTGCACCCTGAACATCTACACGCAGACGTCTCCCGCGAACGGCGCAGGCATATTCAACTACAACGCGGGGATGGCATGGGACATGCCTGGGCGCAGCGTCGTCGGCGTCGACAATCTCTACGACGGAACGTCGCGCGCGAACGTCGTCCAATACTTCAACGGGCAGGGCGGGCCTCCCGTCGCGAAGCAGAAGAACACCGGGTCGGTCGCGATCTACGGGGAGTACTGGACGCAGCAGTTCTTTCCATCTCAGACGAAAGCTCCCGCTGTTGTCGCCATCGCCGCCGAGCAGCTCGCTCTCCGCAAGACGTTCAAGGAAACGCTGACGCTGAACCCTGCTCCCGAGCGAGCGCCGCAGCCGTTCGTTGACTACTACCTCGGCGACAGACTTCCCGTCTACGTGTCGAACCGTTTGCGGCAGGCTCTACCCGGAGCTGCTCTCACGTTCGCGTGGCAGCGCGTCTACGGAATCCCCTGCGAGATCGACGACAACGGAGTCGAGACGGTACGCGAGCTGATCGTCGGCCCCGTCGGAGGGCCACCGCCCGTCAAGGTCGCGCTGTCGAAATATACTGGTGTGTCGGTCGCCGCCTCTGGCGTCCAGCAGCGCCGACGCCGCAAGACGCAGTCGACCCTGAAACCCCCCACGAAGATCAATCCGTAGGATGGTGAAGCCGTGACCGCGCCGTACAGACGCAACGACGAAAGCGATGTCGTCGACGACCATCAGGATCGCATACGTCGTGTCGAGGCAACGAAGCAGGGAATCAACTTCGACACGTATCCGCAAGACGGCAGCTACCTGTACTTGAAGACTCGGGACGGCGGCATCGACATGAACATGTTTGACCCCGGTGTGTTCGGCCCGTTCATCGACTTCAGCATGGCGATCCTCGACGACGCAGATTCCAGTCCGTTCGCGGCAGGGATCGTTATGGCTTCGACGACCGGGATCAATACTTACATCGGCGGCGACGTCGCGAACAGCAACCTCGCGAAGTATTCGCCGTTCTCGGGATGGAGCATCACGCTGCAGGCTGGCGGCGGATACATGGATCTGTACGGCGTCGGAGACGGTACGTGCTTCTGCGACATCATCACGAATCAAGCGCAAGTCTCTGGCGTCATTAGTTGTGACGTCAATGTTGTGACGTCCGGCTCTAGCGACGGAAGCGGCGGCGACTTCAATTTGAGGGTAGGACGCGACATCAATCTCAGAGCCGACGACGACGTCGCAGGAATAGTCGGCGACTGCAACCTCACCGTGAACAACGACTTCAACCAGTCGGTCGGACGGAACATCAACATGAACGCTGCAGGAAACATCAACATCGGAAACGGGTTCGGGCTGGTCGGGTTCCAGGGTGCTGCTGCGATCGCCGTTCCGACCATCACTGGAGCGAAGGGCGGGAACGTCGCGCTCACTAACCTGCTCACCGAGCTTGCGAACTACGGCCTAGTGATCGACGCGACGACATGAGTCCTCGAGACGTCAACCTCCCGACGGCAACCGGACGTCAGCTCGTCGTTCTCACTTGCTGCTGCTGCGGAGCCGTGTTTCAGATATCTCCATTCAGCGTTCAGCCTCCCGAACCTTTCACGTGCGGGCCATGCCGAACGACGAACAAGTAGGCGACGCTCGGCTCGTTCGCGCCACCGTCAACCTGCACGGACTCAAGGCAGGAGACTGGACATGGATCGACTGGCCTCCGACCGACTACTGCGCGAGGTTCCTTGCCTGCTCGTGGCTCGTTCTCGTCGATGCGCCTTCGCCGCCCTCACCCGTAGACTCGGAAGATGACACCGACTGAGCGTCTTCGAGTTCGCACGTCCATCGAGAGCTACTGCCTCGCCGCCGAGGCAGCTCAGGTGAGATGGAACTATTCGATGCAAAGGCCGTTCCACGGATACGGCATCCCGCCCGCCGAGCGACACGTCACCGACTGCTCCGGCTACGTGTCGCTCATATTCCAGTGGGCGTCCGTTCACGCGAAAGTGTGGATGCACGATCCGCTCGACGAGCACTACAGCGGTTTCGGGAACACCGGATCTCTGTACGAGTACTCGCTCGCTCACTGCACGAGATCCCCCGTGAACAAGTACCTCGTCGGAGACTGGGTCATCTACGGCTGGCCGAACGACACCGTTCATACTTCCGTCTGTCGAAAGCGAGGCACGGCGAAGACGGCGGTGTTCTCATCGAACGGCAACGAACGCGCTCCGCAGCCGAGACTCCTTCACGAGCATCCCGATCCGATCCTCGGTGTGTGGAGGCACCCGGCGCTCGCATGATCCTCGCGGCGAAGACGGTCGGAGTTGTCGCGGTGTTGGCGACCATCTTCGACGGGAGCTGGTCGGACGCAGCGTCGATCGTGGTCGACGTCGTTGCGCTCGCCACCATCGCCGGGGCACTCACGATCTACAGCCGCACGAAGGTTGCCCTGTCCGTGTCCGAGTCAACGGCTCGGTCGTGGCATGAGGAGAAGGACGCTGCCGTCGCCCGCGCCGACAGACTTCTCACCGACTCGTCGTCCCTGAGAGCAACCATCGCCGTACTCGAAAACAGGCCCGACCTCACCGTTCTGCAGTTACTCGTCTCCGATCAGACGAAGGCTATGGCGAGCCATGAGACGTCTGCCGAAACGCGGGCCGACCGGATCGTCGCTGCGATCGAAAGCCTGAGAGGAGGTATCTGATGCTGACGAAAGTTTCCGCAACGACCGCGTTCCTGACAGCAGTCCTGAACGCCGTCGTCGCACTCGGCTGGTGGAACATCACTGGGGAGCAAGTCGCCGTCGTGACGCTCGTCGTCGTCGCGGCCGGGACGCTCGCGCACGTGTGGTTCAACCCGTCGATCCCGTTCGGCGTGAAGGCCTGAATCCTCGAGGCCCGTTGCGCCGTCCTGACATGGCGCAGCGGGCCGATGTCCGTGCATGCTCTCCGCACTCCCGCATAGACAAGCGGGAAATTGGGTGTTGACACCGCATGTTCGTGGAGTGATATTTAGGCAGTCAGCTAATCCCGACTCCCAGGAGGAGACACGAAATGCCCATCACTTACGACTACTCAGCAGGTTCTTATCAGGTGTCCTGTTCGATCTGCGGCACCGCAGCTCACACTGACAGCCCGAACCGCTCGGACGCACTTCGCACCGACCTCGAAGGTCAGCTCGTCAGCGACACGTTCGCATGGGATCGCAGCGGCCGTCGGTTCTACTCTTGGTGCCGCCCCTGCACGCGGGAACGGGCACGCGCTCGCCGAGCCGCTGGTACTCCGAGGCGGGCGTCGGCAACAATGTCGACCGGAACGGCTCGCGGCATCGACCGGAACTTCGGCGTCGAGCTTGAGCTGATCTTCCCGGCTCACGTCAACCGCAGCCAGATCCAGTCCGCGATCCAGGCCGGAAGCTCCGACTGGCGCGTCAAGACGGACGGCTCGCTCAGCGGTAACGGCGCGGGAAACGGATGGGAAGTCGTCTCGCCAGTCCTGTCCGGCGAGGACGGCATGGAGCAGATCAAGCGGGTATGCGAAGCGGTACGCGCCCTCGGCGCAACCGTCAACCGCACCTGCGGCCTGCACGTCCATCACGACGTCCGCGAGATGACGGTCGAGAACATCAAGACCGCTGCATCGTCTTGGTACAACGCTCGCCCGATTGTCGACGGACTCGTCGCTCCGTCGAGGCGCGAGGGTGGCAGCTACTACTGCAAGCCGCTTGAGCAGAACGACATCGCTCGGA